ATTACATGAGCTTGTAACTTTCGATATGGGATTAGAACGCTTTTGTATATTACTCAAAGAAGATATTAATAGATTTTTTCCGAAGCATGATTTACAGGTGTGGGGCGATCCTGCCGGCGTGTCCAGATCGACACTCAATGAAGAAACGTCTTTCGATCATTTAAAAACTCATGGTATTATTGCCAGACCTTGTGCAACTAATAATTTTCAAGCTAGACGAGAAGCAGTGGCAATGCCGATGACTAGGTTGATAGACAATAAGCCAGGCTTTAGAATAGATCGTAAATGCGTGCGTCTAAGAAAATGTTTGAGTGGTGGATATCATTTTAAGCGAGTTGCTATAGGTGCTGGGCAGGAAAGATTTAGAGATACCCCTAATAAAAACGAGTCCAGCCACATCGGTGATGCAGCACAGTATTGTCTGCTTGGATGGGGAGAGCATAGACGAATGACTAAGGGTAATAGACCACACCTTAAGCCGATGGTCGCTAAAATAGATTTTGATCCGTTAGCATGATATATTTATTTATCGAATCTATTGCCACCCTCACCGCTATAATTTCTATTTATCTTTATGGCAATGGTTGGAAGTATTCTGGATACTTTGGTTTGTTCTCGCAATTTTGGTGGATACTATTTACTTACATCAATGACCATAAGACCCTGTACTTTCTCTGTTTGTGTATGTGCATTACCCATATACGCAACATAAGGCGAATGAATAAATGACATTTACTTGCGAAGAATTAAACCAAGCAATGAATCTCGATGGGGTCGATTATAAATTTATTCCGTTTCATTATACGCATCTCAAGATGATGGAGTTCCGAGAGTCTGAACATTCTCTCATGAACAGCTTTGTAGACTACGAAGAAAAAATAAAAACGTGTCCGATGGATGGCTTGTCATTTAGTGGAGTATCTTTTGGAGACATTGCCTGTTGTTTTGGTATACTGCCTTTATGGGAGGGAGTGTATGAGGCATGGCTACTACCATGTAAAGATCTAACCAAAAATAAATTTAAGTTTCATAGAGCAAGTCTCAAGTTTTTTGAATACGTTGCAAAACGCTTAAATATTCACAGATTACAGATAAATGTTAGTAGTCAGAATTGCCTAGCATACAAGTGGGCTAAAAAGTGTTACTTTACTGAGGAAGGATTGTTACGAAAGTTCGGTCCAGATAAAACTGACTTTTATATTATGAGTCGATTGTTTAATAATAAGGAGTAGATATGGGCGGATTTTTTTCACCACCAAAACCAAAAGCACCTCCAGGTCCTTCTAAGGCTGAGCTTGATGCGATAGCTCGTAGAGAAAGACAGGCGGAGCAAACTAAAGCGAGAGAGTCTAGAGAGATTGCAGCTCGTAAAAGAACGAGACGTGGTTCTCAAGGACTGATGACAGCTTTCATAGGTAGAAAACCAGAAGATCAAGGAGGTCAACAGACTCTCGGTCCAAGTAGGAATCCAAGAGACTATGGCTAAAAAATATATTAGAAACCCTAAAAAAAGGAGAGACGATGCCGAAAGTAATGTATAAAACTAAAGATGGTATGAAAACCAAAATGTTTCCGTACAATAAATCTGGGGTAGATAAAGCCAAGTCATTCGCCAAGTTAGTGAATGGTAAGGTTGAAATGTCTATGAAAAACTCTAAGATGAAGTATGCTAAAAAAACACAAAAATCCTAAAGGTGGTCTGACTCAAGCAGGCAGAGATTTCTTCAAGAGAAAAGAGGGAGCTAATCTAAAACCACCTGTTAAGAAGGGAGTTAATCCGAGACGTGTTAGTTTCGCAGCTCGTTTCGCAGGAATGAAAGGCCCTATGAAAAAACCAGATGGAACACCAACCAGAAAAGCATTAGCACTACGAGCATGGGGTTTTAGGAATGTAGAGTCGGCTCGTAACTTTGCTAACAAACATAAGAAATCATAATGAGAAAAACTATAAACATGACATACGATAATTTTATCAAAACAAGTGACCAAGGTTTTAGAACAGTATTTAAAAAAATGGGCTTTCTTGGAGATGTTGTTTTAACTGCCAATGGTGGGTCTGGTTACAATAGGATGTTTGATAGTTTTAAAAAAGATGTACAAAATAAAGTCAGTAGAAATCAAGTGCAATTTGTAGGCTCAAGCAACAGACCAAGAGGAAGAGCAAATCTAAGGGTCAAAAGACGTTCACTAATGAAAGCTAAGAGGACATAATGGCAAAATTAAACGCTCAACAACTAAAAAGAAAATACGATTTAAGTAATAGTCATAAGGACAATTGGAGATCAATTTACGAAGATGCATACCGCTATGCCCTGCCCATGAGGAATCTCTACGATGGATATTATGAATCCAATACACCAGGTCAAGATAAGATGGCGAGAGTGTTTGACTCTACTGCTATAGATAGTACGCAAAAATTTGCGAATAGATTACAGAGTGGCTTATTCCCACCTGCTACTCAGTGGTGTCGTTTAATTCCTGGATCGGAGATACCAAAAGAACGACAAATAGAAACGCAACAGATTTTAGATGGCTATACCAATAAAATGTTCGATGTAATGCGACAGTCTAATTTTGACCAAAGTATGGGAGAATTTTTACTTGAACTTGCTATAGGCAGTGCGGTAATGCTGATTCAACCAGGCGATGAAGTAACGCCAATACGTTACACCGCTGTACCGACATTCTTAGTTACCTTTGAGGAAGGTCCATTTGGCACTGTTGATAAAGTCTATAGAAGAATGAAAAAACCTTACGGAGTATTAGACCAAGAATTTCCAGATGTAAAAATACCCCAAGACATGAAGAACAGTTACCTAGGTCGAGAAAGCGAGATGGTTGAGCTGATCGAGGGTACTTACTACGACAAGGATACAGGTAAATATCATTATCAGATTGTTGATTATAATGGAAAGCATGAGCTTGTTTATAGAGAATTAAAATCATTTCCTTGGGTGGTAGCACGTTACATGAAAGCTGCTAACGAAAGATATGGTCGAGGACCTGTACTTACTGCCTTACCAGATATCAAAACATTAAACAGAGTATTAGAGCTTACACTTAAAAATGCAAGTCTTACTATTGCAGGAGTCTATACTGCTGTTGATTCTGGAGTGTTGAATCCTGGCGCAATAAACCTAGTTCCTGGTGCGATCATACCGGTCAACTCTAACGGAGGTCCTAGAGGAGCTGACTTACAGCCATTGCCGAGAAGTGGTGATCCTCAGTTATCTCAGATTGTGGCGAATGACTTACGAATGAATATTAAGAAAATTATGTTAGACGAATCTTTGCCACCAGATACTATGTCAGCTCGAACTGCACTTGAGGTTGCCGAGAGAATGAAACAACTATCGCAAAACTTAGGAGCTGCTTTTGGTCGATTGATTAATGAGACTATGTACCCTGTAGTAAGAAGAACTCTTGAAGTTATGGATCAGCTCGGTATTATCCAACTACCACTGAAGGTAAACGGATTACAAGTTAAGGTACAGCCGATTGGTGAACTTGCTATGGCGAGCAATATGACGAAAGTAAATCAAGTAATGCAATACGCACAGATAGCTAGTTCGTTAGGACCAACAGGTCAGATGACTATTAAGGTAGAACAAATTGCCGACTACATTGCGGATGCTATGGGAATCCCTGCGGATATTAGAACTACTTACGAAGAGAGAATGCAGATGCAACAAGTCATGGCGGAGCAAGCTCAGATGATGGCTCAACAGCAACAAGCTCAGCAAGCACCACCACCACAGGAAGAACAGTAATGAATTTTAATTATGGTGGATATGATCCACATCTATGGAGGGCAAAAAAAAATGAAAGTAACAAACGAAGAACAAAAAAATATAAATAGTCCAGGTTGGGAAGGCTTAGATGCAACACCTAACCCACATCAAAAGATAGAACCTACTGACTTGGATAAATTATATCAACGAGTTTTTTCATCACAAGATGGGAAAAAATTACTGATACATCTCAAAGACACATACCTCGACACTCCGACTTGGACACCTGGGTATGATAATAGCTTCGGATATTATAGAGATGGTCAGAATACGATTATAAGAGAAATAATAACCAGAATAAGGAGGGCTAATTATGATCGAAAATGAAGAAGTAAAACAAGACGAAGAACAACCGATACCACAATCAGAAGAGTCAAAAGGCTTGATGGCGGATGCAGAACAACAAGCAGAAGAAGTGGTTGAGGATGGAATGCCTACAGGCAAACAAGAAGATATCTATGACGGAGAGGATTTAGAAAACCTTGAGTTTACGAGACCAGAAACATTTCCAGAAAAATTCTGGCATGAGAAGGATGGTCCAGACGTTGAAGGTTTAGCCAAAGCATACGGAGAACTAGAAAAGAGATTTCACTCTGGCAATGGTAAAGCTCCTAAAGAATATAGCTTAGATAATATCAAGGAACTTGGCTTTGCGGAGGATGATCCTGTTGTAGATACTTTTAAGGAGTGGTCTAAAAATAACAACGTGCCTCAAGATGCCTTTGATGAATTGGCAGGTAAGATTGCTGAAATGGGTATGCAGGCTCAACAGGATGAAGAGATACATATTAAAGAAGAGAAAACTAAACTTGGTGAGAATGCCGATAATATTATTAACTCTAACGTCAAGTGGGGTAGGGGGTTAGTTAACAAAGGTATGTTATCTGAGGATGATTACAACGAACTCGAAGTATGGGGAGGTACAGCTTCTGGTCAGAGACTTCTCAATAAATTTAGAGGCATGATGGGAGAACGTGAAATACCGACTGCTACAGTGGAAGGTCAGCGAATGGATGAGGAAGAATTAAAATCCTTAGTTGCCGATCCTCGATATGGAACTGATGAAAGATTCCGTAAAGATGTAGAACGTAAGTTTGTGGAGTATTACGACAAAAGATGAGAAACTATAAGAATGAATACCAAAAATTCCAATCCTCTTCGCAACAAAAAAAAGATAGAGTTAAGAGGAATAAGAATCGTAGGTTATTGATGAAAAAAGGATTAGTTAGAAAAGGTGATGGAAAGGACATCGACCATAAAGATGGTAATCCACAAAACAACAAATCATCAAATCTCAAAGTGGTATCTCGTTCTTATAACCGAGCTAAAAGGTGAATGAAAGAAGAAAAGCCGAAACATATAATCCCTCTACGAGATTGTAGGGGGTCTCGGTTTCCCAATAAAAAGCGAAGGCTTGTTGAATATAAAAATCCTGTAGTTCACTATGGAAAAAGTTCGACTTGAAAATAATCTAAAAAAAAGTTATAAATAAAGTATTAACTCACAACCCTAATCTAGGGCGGGTTTGGCTACTCAGAAATGAGTCGTTGCAAGAGCGTAATCTTGTAGCCAAGGCTGAATTTTTTCAATAACCGATAGGCGATTAGTTTTTTATATTTAACTTTTATAAGGAGTACAAATGAGTACAGGACTATCAACTGCATTTATCACTCTCTTTGAGGCTGAGGTAAAACAAGCCTACCAGGGTGAAGCAGTACTAAGAAATGCTGTACGAATGAGAACTAATGTTAATGGTTCAACTGTAAAATTCCCAACTATCGGGAAAGGTGTATCTCAAGTTAGAACACCACAAACAGACGTTGTTCCGTTAAACACTTCATTCGGATCAGTGACAGCGACTATGACAGATTACATAGCTGCTGAATATAGCGATATTTTCGACCAAGCAAAAGTAAACTTCGATGAGAGGCAGGAATTGGCTCAAGTTGTTGGTAAAGCGATTGCTCGTAGAGAAGATCAAATAATAATTGATGTAATGGAAGCAGCCACTCCAGGCACCACGATTGCGAATACAGTTGTAACTTCTGGTTCAGCCGCAGCTTCTGACTTGAATATTGGTAAAATCATTGCAGCTAAGAAAGCTCTTGATGCAGCTAACGTAAGCCCAAACGACCGACACGCAATTATTCATGCGAATAACCTCGCAGGTCTTCTTGGCGATGAAAGGGCAATCAGTGGCGATTTCCAAAACATCAAAGCACTTGTCGCAGGTGAGCTTAACACTATGATGGGCTTTCAGTTTCATATAGTCGGTGACCGAGACGAAGGCGGCTTAAATGTTGATGGATCAAGTGACAGAAAAACTTTTTTCTTTCATAAGTCATCTACAGGCTGTGGTGTATCAGTAGCTCCGAAAGTAGAAGTTAACTACATTCCGGAAAAAACATCATTCCTAATAAGTGCCATGTATAGTGCTGGAGCAGCAGTTATTGATACTGCCGGTCTAGTTCAAGTAACTTGTAGAGAGTCATAGGAGGTAAAATATGGCATTTTCAAGAACAGGATGGAATCCTATTGGTGGCATGAGCAAACGAGGTAGTGCTCCACAAATGTGGACGTACACTTCAGCTGATGCTATCGCAACAGTAAATACAGCAGCTTACTTCAACGCAGTATCTGATGAAGTAAAAGTTGGTGATCTAATTTATGTTCACGACTCAAACACACCTACTGCTAGTTTGGTAATCGTCTTATCGAACGCAAGCGGAGTGGTTGATGTTTCAGACGGAACAGCAATTAGTGTTGCTGACGCTGACTAAATAATAAACTGTGGGGAGCTTCGGCTCCCTGCTTTTATAAGGAATTTTTTATGGCAGCAGGAGATACTCAAGTCAGCATAGCAAACCAATCCCTACTACTACTAGGAGCTGACACTATATCAAACTTTACTAACGGAACTGCTGTCGGTAATGCGTGTTCAATCATATACCCCAAAGTTAAAGCAACTACTCTAGGGATGTATCCTTGGAGTTTTACTTTAAAAAAGGAACAGCTTTCTCGATTATCAACAGCTCCCACTGCACATTTTCTATATCAATTCGCCCTCCCCCCAGATATGTTAAATAGTGTACCAAGAACTGTCTATGCAAGTAGTGATCGAGGAGCTATTCCTATTACTGATTGGACAATACAAGGGCAGACATTATTGACGGATAGAGAACAAATATTTGTAGACTACCAACAGGATATCGTAGAAGGTAAACTACCAACGTATTTCATACAACTCCTTGTATATATGTTAGCCTGGAACTTGGCTGAAACAATAACAGATCAAACCGAGAAAGGTGCATACTATAAACAGATCGCCCTCGGTACTGTAGCTGAGAACAATAGAGGTGGATACTTTAGAACTGCTATTAACTTAGATGGTGCAGGAGAAACACCACCTGTCATTGCTCAGTATTTACTTACTGAGGTTCGCAGTTAATGTCGAGAATAGTTCAGTATCAATCGTCATTCACTATGGGTGAGTTTGACCCTCTCGTAAAAGGTAGAGTGGATATTCAGCAATATCAGAATGCTTTAGAGAAAGCGACTAACATTGTGTGTATTCCGCAAGGAGCTATAGAACGTAGACCTGGCACTCAGTTTCTACTCGACATCACTAGTCATTTAGGGTCTGGTATTACAGCTCAACAAGGTATACGACTTATCCCATTCGAATTTTCTACTACCGATTCGTTTATGTTAGTCTTCGTTAAAATTTCTACTGCATCCTCAAACAATACGAGAATGTTTGTATTTAACAATGGTACACTTGTAACTAATATTAATGGCTCTGGAAATGATTATTTAACACTAACCTTTGGTGATATCTCTTTTGATAAGGTGTCGTTTACGCAATCAGCTGACACACTCATAATTGTAAATGAGGATTTAGCTCCTCTCAAAATTGTACGAGGGGCAACAAATGCTGATTGGACCGCTACTACTATTACCCTTACTTCACCAAAGTATGCATTTACTTTAAATACGACTACCCCTTCTGGAACAATCACACCAAGCTCTATTGATGGTACATCCGATATAACAGCTTCTACACACGTTTTTCATGATGGTGAAAGCGATACTGCTCAAGCAGGTGGCACTAATACAATTACGTTACACAGTGGAGCTTCGAGTAACGATGATATTTACAATGGGTCAACTATAAAAATTACAGGAGGCACAGGTTCTGGACAAACTAGAATTATATCGGATTATGTACATTCAAGCAAAGTAGCTACTGTCTCAGAGAATTGGACTACACAACCAGACAACACTTCGACATTTACAATTACAAGTATGGTCGGACAGTATGTTCAAGTAATTAATGGATTTGGTCGAGCTAAGATTATTGAGATAACCTCAAGCACAAAAGTTAAAACTAATGTTGAAGTTCCGTTCTATAATACGTCAGCTCAAAGTGATTATGAGTTAGAGTTTGGCTATGAGGATGTATTCAGCACTGATCGAGGCTTTCCTAGAAGTGCAGTATTTCATGAGGGTCGTTTATACTTTGGCGGTACTAAATCTTTACCTTCCGCATTGATTGGTAGTAAGATATCCGACTTCTTTAATTTCTTAGAATCAGAAGGGCTTGATGACGATTCCATATTCGCCTTATTATCATCGGATACTGTGAACGCAATTACAGGTTTGCGTAGCGGACGTGATCTTCAGATCTTTACCACAGGTAATGAGTGGTATGTTCAGCAGGCTGAGTCCGAACCGATTACTCCGCAAAACCTTACATTGAAAGCAGCCACTAAATCTGGATCAAAAGAAAACATTATGCCTGTAGCTGCGGAGGGTGGTACTATATTCTTACAGCGATCTGGAAAAGCCTTACGAGAATTTTTATTTAGTGACGTAGAGTTATCTTATCAATCTAATAACATATCCTTACTATCTAGCCACCTTCTTAAAAGTCCTGTTAAGATTACGTTCAGACGAGCTACCTCTACTGACGATGGCGACTTATTAATTATTGTGAACGGAACCGATGGTACCATGGCAGCATACTCTATACATAGAACACAAAAGGTTGTCGCTCCTTCAGAGTTTATTACGGACGGAACTTTTGAAGATTGTAGTGTAGATATTAACGATATATATGTTATTGTAAAAAGAACAATTAATTCATCAACAAAATATTATGTGGAGTTATTAGATGATGACAGAACTACTGATGCTAGCTTCCAGCTTTTTGATGGGAGTAATGATGGGTCTAAGCCTACCTCAACAACAGTATCCGGTCTTACACACCTGGAAGGAGAAACTGTGGAAGTTATTAGGGATGATATATTCTTGGGTACGAAAACTGTTTCGTCTGGGCAAATAACGATAGATCAGATACCTACGACTTATGTCGAGGTCGGTTTACATTACGATGTCCTAGCTAAAACATTACCTGCCGAGCCGAGACTTTCTTCTGGTACTATGGTAGGACGTAAGAAAAGAATTGTAGATGCAAGTCCTGTTTTATTTCAGACACAAAACATTGCGATCAATGGTAAGGAAGTTCCGTTAAAACAGTTTCCCTATACATTAGATTCTGCTGAGACAGTATTCTCTGGACGTAAAAGAGTGACTCCGATACTTGGATTTAGTACGGAAGCTCAGATAGAGATAACCCAAACTAAGCCCTTGTTTTTTACGTTACTTGGTTTAGAATACAATGTGAGTGGTAGTCAATGAGTGCGTCAGCGGTATTTGGTGGAATTGGTTTAGTAATGTCTGCATTGCAGTACAGGAGTACTGTAGCCGCAGGAAAAGCCGAACAAGAGTTTTATAATGCTCAAGCTCGTAACAGAAGATTACAGGGCAGAGTAGAGGCAGTAGAAGCTAAAGAAAAAGGCAATGAGATACTGAGACGAGCTAAAGTGGCTCTAGCCTCAAACCTTGCAGGAGGATATGCAAGTGCAGTTATTCCTACAGTGGGATCGGTTCAGACAGTAAGCAGGCAACAAGTATTACGACCTGCCTCGTTAGACTTTGGTATAACTGGCATGGATGCATTGTTAGCGGTAGAACAAGCGAACAGAGAAGCAGGATACTTAGAGTACAGAGGTCAGATGGCGGCAGCTCAAGCTCGAACTCAAGCCCTCGGTGGATTAGCAATGGCAGGATTGCAAGCAGGATTATCTGGTGCGTTTGAAGGACTAAGTCTAGGTGGTGGCTCTGGTTATTCAGCTAGTGCTTTTCAAGGAGTAGGTGCCGCAGGAACAAGAAATGTATCTATGGCAAGTAGAGTAGGACCAGCATTCGGAGGATAGATGGCAACAAGAAGAACATTACAAAGACAATTTTTTAGTCCAAGCTATAGTCCAAGTGCCTCAGCGGAAGCAGGAATGTTTGAGCAACAGGCAAGTGGCATGACACAGCTTGCGAATAGTCTTAATCAAATGTCTAACTTTTTCTATAAGGAGATGGAGACAAGAACAGTAGAGGAAGGCGAGTTATTAGGAGCTGCTAATCCTATTACTATTGACGAGCTGAAAAAATCTGCAAAAACAGGAAAGGATGTAACCGACAGATTAGGGTATGGAGCAAAAGGCAAGGCTGCAAGGGGTGCTGCATTTAAAGTGTTACAACATGAAATGGAAATGGAGGCATCTAGAGATTATCAAAACTTTATGACAAAGGCATCTCAAGAACAACTCTCCTCACAGGAAATCGCTGACGGATTAGATGCAATAACTATGGGTTATACAGATTTACTTAAAGGAGTAGATGCAACAGTTAAATATAATACAAAGGCAAAACTCTCTGTAATTACTAATGACTTATATTCAGATTACTTAAATGATGAAATAAAAAAACAAAACTCTATTATAGCTTTAAAACAATTTCGAGATCTAGAGCAAGACATTGAGAACATTATACCTATAATGAATTTAGCTTTGAGAGAAAACAAACCACAAGAAATAACACCTATGATTAATAGTTATAGAACACAGATTGAGGGTGCTATTTTTAACACATCTATGACAGATGCTAATAAACGAAAAAGTATTAAAGAGGCAAACTCTAATATTGATAGTGCAATTATAAGAACAATGACTAAATATAGCCAGGACAATAACATAGACCTATCAACATTTATTAAAAACTTTAGACAATCAGCAAAGGTAGTAAACGATAAAATTGTGTATAATGTTAAGAACCCAGATCTATCTTCTTTAGTAAATTCTCTCTCAAGAACAGGACAAAACAATTTAACAGACGAGCTTAACTCTGAATTAGATAAACAAACACAGATTACTACTTTACAATCTAACCAAAATAAGGAAGTTGCTGACGCTGCTGTTGCACAGATCAAACAAGAAACAGATAAATTTTTAGTTAATTATGAAGATGGTGGCGACATTCCACTTGAAGTACAAAATAATGTTAATATGTTAAAAAAATATAATTCAACTGAGTATAAAAATTACTCTCAAAAATTAACGGATATTCAAAGCGACTATGCCATAGAGATTGACACAACTCTTGTAAGTTCACTAGAACAACAAATAGATACCCTTGAAGGTATAGAAATGGACAAATTGTATGAGTATAAACCACGATTAACGAGAGATGATTTTTTAAGATTTAAAGAAGATGTTGCAAAAAAACAAAATGAAGAAATAAAAAGATTTGTTAAAACAGTGTCAACAGGGCCTAAATATGCAGCGAGTCACCCAGAATACCAAGGCGATCTTACTGGGGTGCTTGTTTTTAGTGACGAACAAAAAGCTGTAAAAGAAACAAGAAGATTTATAAAAGATCAAATGGAATTGGAGTCAGAAAGAGCTAGTGCTGCTGGAGAGTCCTTTAACGCATTTGACTTTTATAATAAATTAAAAAGCGATCCACAATACACTGAATTTTTTAAAGACCCATTAGGAGCAGGACAGGCAGCAGAAACAATAGCAAAAACAACACAGAATTTTATAAACAATCATTTTGGTAATTTAAATAGCTTGGGATTTTTTAGAAATGTTGTTTCTAATACAGATACTATTGAATATTATGAAGAAATTAGTAAAAATATTAATGAGAGTATGAGAAAAAAAGCATTAAAGCAAGGGACATTTGACACCTATAAAGCAGCAACAAGGCTTGTTAATCAAAGGTTACAAGAATTAAGGAAGAACAAATAATGGCTAAAGAACAGGATTTATTTGATCTATTTATTGAGGAAAGGGAGTTACGTCAATCTGGACAAACACTATTGCCTAGCTATGAAAATGGATTGACAACTGTGAGAGAACAGACTTTTGTAGATACTTTTGATAGTCAAGTAAAAGAAGGTGTGCAATCATTGTTTGAAAAATTTACATTAAATGAACAAACAAAAGAAGATTTAAAAAAAGGTGGTGAGGTTGTAGAAGGTATTGGTAAAGGCTTGTTTGAAGGTGGTATAGTAAATCCTCTAGGTCTAATTGTTGATGAAAACTCTAAGTTTATGCAAGACGCTAAACAAGCTACAGAATTTAATCCAGACTTTGATTTCGCTAATTTTGGATATGAGGGTGCAAAGTTTTTTGGGTCGTATTTAGGTTTAGGTAAACTGATGGCTATTGGTAAGGTTGGAACACAACTGAGTAAACTCGGAACTTTTGGTAAAGAAGCTGTTAGAAGTTTAGGCTCTACGTTTACAGCATACGAAGGTACAGATGAAAATTTAGTAGATGCTATTATGTCTATGGGTGCTGACCCAGACAATTACCCAATGATTAGAAAACTAATGACAGATCCGAATGATAGTGATTTCGAGGGTAGATTAAAAAATGTGTTAGCTGATTTACCTGTTGAAGCTCTTGTACCAAGAATAGCTGTTGTATTAAAAAACATTAAAAGTAAAGCACCACCAGAGGTGGTAGAGCAATCATTAGACAACTTAAAAAAAGAAGGTAATGAATTATTAGATAAGTATTCTGTTGGTTCGGCAATAAATCCAAAAGGTGAATTGGCACAATCAATTATTGAACAAGCAGACAAAAATACAAATGTATCTAAACTAGCTCCTAATAAAGGTGAGGTTGTAAATCTAAAACCAAAAAAAGATCGTCTTAACTTTTACTCTAAAGCAGAAGAAGTAACCAATCAGTTAAAACAGAACAAAGGTACAGGTCAACAGTATCGCCAACAATTACTTAAAGCTGGAGTAAAACCAGATGAGATAGAATGGCTAGGACTTGATGATGTTCTCAATAAAGACAAGATTTCTAAACAAGAACTACAGGATCAGATAAACGCAAACAGAATAGAATTAGATGAGGTAGAGTTGTCTGGTGGTGGCGATGATGTATTAGAGGATTTAACATACAGATTTAAAGAAAACTTTGATGAAATGTCCGCAGAAGATGCTTATGGACCAGAGCATTTAAATAGCCGAGCAGATGAGATTTTTGAAGATGTGGATGAGACTGATGTAAGTGGAAGAAAATACACAATAGATGATGCCTATGAACAAGCAAAAAATGAATATGACTATAATCCTGTTATGAAACATGTAGACCCAAAAACAGGATATACAATTACAGGAAATGATGATTCTGGGTATTCTATATTTAGATCAGAAGCAGACAGTAGTAATTTCCGTAATGATATTACTCGTAATCCAAGAAACCCAGGCGCATCGCCTGTTATAGGTTCATTAAACGAAGCGATAATAAGAGCAGAAGAAGATATGATGCAAGAAGGTGTTGTTGGGATGGCTGGAGAAGGTACAAGATTTGGAGAATACACAGAACCAGGCGGAGATAACTACCGAGAGTTTCTAATTAAATATGATGATCCTAAAGTGCAATTTGACGAAAGTCATTTTGATGAATCAAATGTCATTGCTCATTTTAGAACAAAAGATAGAACAACAAGCGATGGTAAGAAAGTATTTTATATAGAGGAGATTCAATCAGATTGGGGTCAACAGTTTAGAACACAAAAAGGTTTTCTTGAATTTGGTGTTACAGGAATAGAAGGCATGAAAGATATGCCAAAAACTCTAAATGAATTTACAATCTCAAGAGTTAATAAAGATTTTAATTATTATGATTGGTTTAAAGACACTCAAATCGAAGATTCGGTTGGTGATCTAAATACTACATCATTAAGAGGTCTGTATAGGAATTTTTTAATTGACCCAGGAATAAAAAACAAAAATGGACAAGTAGCAACCTTTGAAGAAAAACTTAAAGTATTAAAAGATCAAGGAATTGATGTTCGTCAAGGTCCACCTAAAGCACCATTCATAACAGACACCGATAAATGGACACAGCTTACTCTAAAAAGAATATTATCCAAAGCAGTAGATGAAGGATATGATTTTGTATCTATAACTCCTGGCAAAGCACAAATGGATAGATGGAATGATGAAGGTGTGGCTAAATTCTATGATGAGATTGTTCCAAAAAATGCAGAGAAGATTGTTAAGAAGTTAGATAAAAATGCTATACAGAAAGATAAGAAAATTAATTACAACGAGGTTAGACAAGGAACTGTTTATAATCAAGAAAGATTTAGCATAGAACTAACACCACAGCTAAAAGAAAAAGTTAAAAAAGGAATGGCGATGTTTAGTGCAACACCGCTTATTGTTGGACAGGAGAATGAGTAATGGGTAAATTTACTGAGTTATTAAAAACAGCAACTAAAAAAGGATTACAAGTTGAGGGTAATTACTATATGGATCCTGTTGATAAACTTGAGCTGTATGGAGAAGAAATTGTAATTCAAGGTGAGATAACTTCAGCTAAAAGTTTAGCCGAGGGTGTGGCTGACCCATTAAAAATATCTCTTAACGCAAACAAAGACGACAATATATCTAACTATTCTAAATTTCTTTCTCGATTAAAAGACGATACGATGGAAGACCCAGAAGTTACGAAAGCATTATACCATGACATAAGAATGACCTATGGTGACGGAATAAAAACTAAGACATTGAAAGTCGAAGAAATAGTAAACAATGCCACACCAGAAAAAATAAGAACAGCCTTAGACAACGCATTCAAATATGATTCTTTGAAAACAATGACCAATGAAGATTTCGTATTAAATTTAATGAATGGGGTAAACCTTTCCAATGAGTTTAGAGGTCTAGCCCAACAACTACAAAAAGTGTCTAAGAAAGAAGATAAACAAAAGATTCTAAAAAACATGGTTGTTCATACAGTTATGATGGGCAGAGTGTCAAAAGCCCTAAATCAAGAGATTAGAACTGCAGGTCAGAAATTAGCAGCGACTCGACATGGGAAAAAAATAACTGAAGTAGATTTTGATTCGACTTTAAAAAGCATAGCAAAACTTGATTTGACTACAATGGACGAATTAACTATGGACGAATTAGGTTATGTGTTTGCTCGTTTTAATAATTCCGAACTATCTAAAGTATCTGAACAACTCACACCAACCCTTTGGAAAAAAATACTTGGAGGTGTGCAACAAGGATACGACATTGTTATGGAGCTTTATTATAATTCTTTACTGTCTGGATTTCCAACACACGTTGTAAACTCTTTTGGTACTGCGGTACACATGGCAAAAGACCAGGTTGACGATGTTGTAGCTAGTGGTATTGGTAAAGTTAGAACGACAGTCGGTAAGGCAATGGGGTTGAAGACAAATGAGTTTGATAGAATTACTTTAAAACAAGCGATGCATTCTGATTTGGCAGATGTTAATGCCTGGAATGATGCATTAAAAGTATTTTCTAAAATCATGATAACAGGTGAGGGTTCTGATTCTGTTACTAAATTTGATTTTAAAAGAAGAAAAGGTATCCGATTGCCTGGGACTGATGGCACAGACAATATGATTGACGTATTTAAGCAGTTTAATGAAGGTAAAACTAGGGAGGCTGCTATAAATATGTTAGGGATTACTGCTAGAATTAGTGGTAGAGCATTGGCAGCGGAAGATGCGTTTTTTAAATTCTTTGCTAAAAGAAGATTTTTATATCAAGAGGCAATGAGGCAGGCAGACATGGACATGGTGCAAAACCTAAGAAAGGGTATGAGTGCTGACGATGCTAAAAGTGCGGCTGATGAAACAATCGCAACTATGATGGAAAATCCAACTCGAAGTTTTTCAACCCAGATATTAGACCAAGCTGACGAACACGCACAGAAAATGACATTTCAGCAAGAACTTGGTCCTATTGGTAAACAAGTCAGTAGAATATTTAAAACACCAGGTTTAGCCTTCTTAGCTCCATTTGTTAAAACACCATTAAATATAGGTAAAACTGTGTTAGATAATTCATTTAATATTTTTAACGTGGTAGGTCCATTATCAAGAGGTCAAGGAAAAGAGTTTGATAAAGCCTTTGCAAAAATATTAACAGGTAATGCTATTATGCAAAGTGTCATTCATTTAACTAGTGGTATGTATGGTGACAATGTAAAGGTTACAGGTGGTCCACACCCAGACTACAAGGTAAGGAAATACATGAGAGAAATGAATATACCAACATATTCAATAGGCTTTAAGCAGGACGATGGGTCTTATAAATATTATCCATTCTCAAGGGTTGACCCTATATCTGGTTTATTAGCTATGGGAGCTGATTACAATCAATATAAATATGTTATGGGTACGGATGAGCTTGAAAGTTTAGCGTCTATTATGACAATGAGTGCTGCTGATTATGTAGGCGAGCAACCTTTTCTTCAAGGCTTTGCAGAGTTTAATAAGATATTTATGGGTGAGCATAATAACAAAGCATTTGGGCAAGCTGCATGGGAGTGGTTTGGTGGAAAAACTGCTGAGGTTGTTGGTACTACCTTGAGTGGCTTAAATCCTTTAGGATTACCTATAGGGAATACAGTAATTAAATATATGGAAGAATATGATATCCCTGTTGTAGCTCCTGCATCTTCTTTTTATAGGTCTATTGAAAGATCTGAAAGTCCAGAAAGGGAAGACCCAACTTTTGACTATTCTCTGTCGGAACGATCAAAAATGCACACATTCTTTAAAGCATTTCATGATAAACGCAGACAGCTATTTATAAAAAACCCACAATTTAATGATAGATACCAACCACAAAAAGGAATGTTTTATAAAGACATAGGAGCTTCTGAGAATATAATGGGTGGATATGGGCAAGTCTTTAGTCCGTTTCAAGTTAGAACTGTTAAAATGGATGACGTTGAGCAAGAACTTACAAACCTAGCTCTTTTTCCTTCTGGTGGTAAAGCTCTTGGACTCGTATGGGATGTAAAAAAAATTGATGGCATTGAATTAAATGCTGACCAAAAGGATAGATTTAATGAGGTATGGAGTTTAATGGATGGACGTGGAAGAATGCCTGCTGAACCAGGTTACGATAAGTCTGATGATTTAAAAGGAATCATGAGGTCTGTTATTAAAGACCCACAATATAAAACATTAAGCAATGAAAAAAAGTTTATTGAATTAGAAAGAGTATACAAATCTAGACGACAGAATGCTGTAAAAAGAATGACAGAAACACCTTTAGAGTCACATGAATTATTTAAGGAATATAACAAACAAAAAGAAATACAAAGGGTAAACAAAGTATTTGATAAGATAGATATATTACTTGAGAAGAACTAACATTGAAAAAGCAAGTGATATAGTGTATAAATTATATAGGAGTTTTTATGGCAACCTTCGACATTAACGACACCACCAGACGTGTCCAATATACGACCAATGGCTCACAGACACAGTTCGCTTTTAGTTTTCAGATCAATGCCGACAGTGAATTAAAGGTCATACTCGGTGAGACTACACTCACATTATCGACAAACTACAGTGTAACAATCGCCGCTAACGGAACCGGTACAGTGGACTTTACCACTGCTCCAACTACAGGACAGAAACTAACCATCTTAGCCAACAAACCTTTATCGAGGGAGAGTGTGTATTCTACAGGAGCTTCGTTTACAGCGGCAGCACTAGAGACAGACTTCGATAATACAGTGATGATTTTACAGCAATTTAAAGAGACAGTAGATAGAACATTACAATTACCAGAGTTCGTAACAGGCTCAACACCACCAAGTTTGACAGTTCCATACAGTGACACTGCATCCGATAATGCACAAAAGGTAATTGGATATAATACGGCAGGAACTGATTTAACAACATACAATAGGGCTATAGGTAGTGTAAATGTTACGACCTCTACATTATCTCCTGGAAGTTCTGCAACAGGTTCAGCGACTCTTACTCTAGATGTATTAGACTTAACCCTTGGTATACCAAGAGGAGATACAGGAGCTACTGGTCCTTCTACAGAATTTACAGTTGCTGCTGAGTCTGGATCAAGTCAAACAATAAGCAATGGTAATACATTAACTATAGCAGCAGGTGAGGGTATCGATACTGTAGCTTCAGCCACAGACACAGTTACAATCAGTGGTGAGGATGCGTCAACAAGTAATAAAGGTATAGCTAGTTTTTCAAGTGCAGATTTTACTGTAAGTTCTGGAGCTGTATCTTTAGAAACTGCTGTCGTAAAAACAGATGAACAAAATACGTTTACTGCATCACAAATACCTGCGACAGAAACAGCAACAATATCTAGTAGTAAAACATTAGACTTTGATACATATCAAAATTTTATACTGACATTAGGTAATGGAACTAATACTTTATCTAATCCTACTACAGAAGCTAGT